TTTGGAAAAGTCTAAAACCATCTACCGCGGTAATAGTCGTATATACAACATCCGTAGCCATCTTGGGAGTCGTAGTCGTGTAGCTAGTAATAAAGCCGCTAAACATAGGATACTCAGTACCGTTATACGTAGCGGTGATAGCTACCTTTCGCATAGGAGTAAGTAAGCCGTAATAAGGGCTATTAGGATTTTGAGGGTTAAAGTCTCCATTTTGATCTACGATACGTAAAGTTAGCGTACCTGTTTGGAAAACATCCGCCTGTAGATTACGCCCGCGCATTGTCGTAACGCTATCGACTACGTTAGATACATCGACGATAAGAGACTCGGAGTCTGCCAGTACGTTAGTACCTAAAATGCCGCTATCTAGGATCATAGCTTGAGCAAAAGCGGGACCCGTAGAAAAGTTAATAATCGCGTTAATTACGGGTACGGTCATGCTATGCCCGCCGTAGTAAGTGGATCACCGTTACGGTTGATGCGCTGGATCGTATCCTGTAACAAAGCCGTAAACTCATCTTGAGAAGCAATAGCTCCAGCGTTTACCGTAACCGTGTAATTATTACCGTTGCCGCCGGGGTTTACTAAGCCCGGATCGATGTAAAGGCCGCCGCCAATATCAGGGAATTTACCGTCGGGATCTGCATAAGGTAAACCGGGCATCGTTCCCGCTGGCGGTGGAGTCCATGTCGGATAAGGCGGTATAGATTTAATTGCAGACGATAGAGCTGCTACACCTGACAAAGCCGCCGCATCCGCCGCAGCTTGAGCCGCTGCAACGCTCGCAATACTAGCTAACTTAGCATTAGTTAAATCTGTGTTAGCGGCAAGCGCGGCCGCCTGTGCAGCTGCCTCAGCCGCCGCCGCCTCTTTACGCTTGGTCTCGATATCCTCAACGGTTTTTAATCCAGCCGCTAAAGCAATTTGATCGGCTAGAGTTTGTGCCGCTTGAGTTTTTTCAATAGATGCCAAGCGCATAATCTCAAGAGTCGTAATCTGAGTTTTCTTTGTGTAAAAGTCTAGATCGTTTAAGCCCCCTTGCTTAGATAACGCATCGTTATACTTGGCAAAAGCGGCAGCCTCGGCCGCATCGGCATCGGCAATAGCTTTTAATTTAGCTGCATCTTTAGAGGCTTGATCTGCTCCGGATGCGTTGATAGCTGCTAGTTTTGCATTTTTGGCAGCTTCAATAGCCGATAACTCTTTCATGAGTACGGCGTTGAGGCCGGCTAGTTCTGTTTCGGTAATACCCTTAAGGCCGTTCAATTTGGCGGTTTGATTAGCCTCTGTAAGTATCCCTAGTTGCTTAATACGATCTAAAGCTTTTGCGCCGTCCTCATCCTCGATAGCCATAAGAGCCTCAAGGCGTAAGCGCGTATCTTTATCGTATGTAGCCTTAAGAGCTGCGGCAATAGAGATACGGTTAGTATCAAAAGTTTCAGCGGCCTTAGTAAGTGAAATCTCGTTTTTCTTAGCAAGCTCGGCTTTTTTCTGTAACGCTAATAATTCCTTTTGGCGTTTAATAGCCTCTTTGTCCATCTTTGCCTTTTCGGCATTAGCTTGCATATTTTTAAGATCTTGAGGTACGCCCTGAGGAAAACCGCCTTGGCGGCCGAGGACTCTATCTACATTGGTACGTAAGGCACCAATAGAAAACCTACCGACATAATTCTTTAGAGCTCTAGAGGCATTATCTAAAGCACCTGCGCCCGGTATTTTTGCGAATAAATTGCCTAGATCTTTAGCTAATACCGCTACGTTAGTGATAAGACCTGAGAAAGAGTCCGCCGCATTATCGACCTTATCGATGAGCTTATCCATACCGCCGGATGATGTACTTAAAGCCGATACTAAAGATTGGCCGATCTGCTCGCTTGCTTGCTCAGCTGCGATCTTAAGGCGATTGAGTGAGCCTTGGTATGAGTCCGCCGCGTTTTTAGATTGGCCCGCGTATTGTGCCGCAATAAGTCTTTCGATCTCTAAGTAAGACTTACTAGCTAACTCCGCATTAGTTAGGCCTAAGTTAAGTTGCTTGAGACCTTTAAGATTACCGACGTATGCCTGACTTAAAATCTTTGTAGCTGAGGCTAAATCCATACCCGTACCGGCGCTAATATCGAGCGCGGTATTGAGCATTGATTGAGCCATAGTCGTAGAACGTGTAGTTTGTGCAAGCTGAATAAATGACGGTTGAAGCTGATCTCGATTTACGCCGGTTACTTTTTCGGCGCTATCGATGTAGCCCTCAGCCTCAGCGGTAGCAAAATTAAAGCCAAGATTACGTAAAGCGGTATCGAGGCGCTTAGCTTCAGCGATCTGTTCGCCATAAGCTGCTACGGCTTTTTTAGAGTAACCCAAAAGGGCAGCGGCACTAAAGGTAACGCCAAGGGTACGGCCTAGTCCTTTAACGGTTTGATTAAACTTACCGATCTGATTAGCGCCCTTAGTAAGAGCTTTACCGTTCCACTCGGCTACCGCCGATACGATTAAATTAGGTATCGCCATTATGCAGCCAAACCGTAGGTACTCATGCCATAACGGCCATTATTAAAATTATCTACAGTTTTCTCTATAGCTCTATATACGGCATCTTGAGCCTTACCCTCGTCCTCTTTCCACGCGCGATAAATCATGCGACCGCGCTCGGCTTGCTTGTCACCGTATAGAGGACCTGATCGAGCAATAAAGTGAGCGCCCGCGTTAGGGTTATTAGATCGGCTCTTAGGATCTCCAGCCGGGTTTTTACGGCCCGAGGTTTCATAGATAGCGCCGGCGGCAGATTTATTAGCTACAAAGTAAAGAGCTTGCCATCCGTTGCGGTTTTTCTTGCTTGGAGCCTGAGAGTAGTAGATCCCTTTTCTTACTGTTTCATAATCGTAAAGCGGGAACATACGTACACGGCCCTCAGTATTAAAAGTTCTAAACATAGAGTTACGAGCCGTAATAGTTTTACCTACGGTGTTCTCGTTCCAGTTGTAAAGGTTATCCGGTTGAGGCGATGGAGCAAAGCCACGAGCCTTATCGCGGATCGGTACCATCGCCGCACGTACCTCGGCGTTCATCTCTTTCAACATCTCAGGATCTAGCCTACGGAGTGCCTTAACCGTTTCGCGTACGCCTTTTATTGCGACTGGCATTACGGGCCTCCTCCGCTTGCTCGTTTAATACTTTAATTAACATCTTAAACATCTCTGTATCAAGATCGAGTACCGCTTGAGGCGGGATCCCTAACCTAATTGATAACTGAGCTATCAAATGAGTTACGGAGTCCCGCCCTAAGCTAAAGGTAGATCGTCTACTACCTCGACCTTAGCCAAGGTATCTAAAAACTCGGGACCAAACATTGGTACCGTTTGACCGGCTGACTTAAGGCACTCCCACGAAAGATAAAAGAGATCTGTTTGTTTTTCATCATCGCGAAAGGCTTTATGAAAACCTTTTTTAGCGTAGAGCTCAAAGGCATACTCGATCCGTGGAGTAATCTGATGCTCAGATACCTCACCGGTAGCCCTTGTTATTTTGAGTCGTGCCATTTGTTTGCCCCTTTGTTAGTTTGGTTATGGTGCGGTTGTAATTACGATTGGTGAGTTACACGTAAACGTAATGCTCTGAGTACCGATATCTCCGACCGCGCCGTTAATATCTGTAGTGTTATTTACTAGGATTGTAGTTGAGTAAAGAGGGTTAGTAGCTGATACGGTCGCGCTAGTCTGCTTAAGCGTAATAGGTACTGTTGTACCCCATGCGCTTTGTAGCGTAGCGTTAACGTTAGCTGCTGCGGTATCGCTCAAAAAGTCTAGAGCAATAGTGCTTGTCTCTAATCCCTTTGTGTACTTACGTGATGAGTCACCCATGGCCGTAACCTCGAGCTCCTCGAATACGCGGTTAATCGTCGCGCTTGTAACATGATCGGACAGGACCACCGAGTTAAGGGTGACCACTACTCCGTTGGATAGAAATACGGCCATCGCCTATTCCTCGCTTTTCTCTGTAGTAGGTGTTTGTGTTTTTGTTTCTTTTTTTGGTGCTTCGGTGATCTGCCCTATCTTGATAAGAAAGGCGATATCCTCGTCGGTT